CCCTGGGCTACGGAACAGCCCAAATGAACATCAGGAACTTAACCAAGGTCCCTGATGCTCCCACAGCGTAATGGGCACATTTACATGTGACCATCTCCTAATAGGAAGACGGACTTCAATCTTCCCAGAAGGAGCACCAGTCCCCACACGTACTTCGTTATCCTTAGTCTTAAGTTCAAGAGTTATTTTCTCAAGAACAGAAGGCCTAACCTTTTCAAGATTAGAGAGACTACGAAGTAAGTAAGGGAAACCGCCCACAGCAACTAAGCGAGGTATTTCTACCAAACCAGTAGCTACAAAGCAATGAAGTCGAACAGACCATGTCGGCCTGCACTCGTCAGGATCGCCCCAAAGGGCAATACTGCCAAGTGACTCCGGTATGCTAGGCCTCTGCAGTGACCTCGGTAAAAAGGAAACTGCAAGAGAATACGCATTAAACATACGGCCATCTAGTCCGTAGCTGAGTTTACTCCAGCTACGAATACTATTGGAAATATGAATAAGGCGGTGTGGGCTAACTATATCATCTCTGATATAGAAAGGAGTTACATCCTCCCCATTAAAGAAATGCTTGCCGCAACTTTCTCTAAATGGTCCTGTAGCGAAGGACTTCTTAGGATTAACGGTAAAACCGCTAAAATTAAGAATCCAACGAACAGTATGGTCAAGATGACTAGACACAATAATGTCGTCACCATAAACCAAAAGAGGACCCGTCCAGCTGAAGTGGTCATATACACTCTTACAAAGAGCCCAAAATATTAAGCTCTCAAGTTCGAATGTAAAACCATTACCCATACTGGAAACCTTATGATAGTTTATTAGACTACCATCAGGCAGAACGCCCCTAGGGCTACGACAGAGCTTTATTGCCGTAGACCAATCGGGAGGTAGCAACAGTTCAACTAGCTCATTAGAGATAGTATCACTGGCACTACTCAGGTCGATAGTACTTAGAGAACCATCAAGGCTTCCCTTTTGTGCTAGAACCTGGTTGGGCTCTTGATCATTTAGATCAATACCAACTCTCTTAAGAGAAGATCGTATTAGACCACCAATCCCTTTCTGAATATACATATTCATATCGGGCTCAACGGCTATGACACGATCAATCTTAGCGTTCTTCGGTACTGTGGTAACTCTATTTCCAGGGACAGTTTCGAACAGTGTTGCCACCTGTTGTTCAGGTAACATCTGATCAAAATCTTCTCTAGAAACTTTACTAGTGTCCAGGATGCAGTCCAGCCATCTTGGAACACGTCGTAAAGCCGTCAATGCGACGATAGAGTTTCCTTGCGTCGTGCTGGGCCGGCTAAGCCCAAACTTATAGTAAGCATCACCTCGGCGACGGGGGAGTGTCCAGGTAGAACCTGGCCCGAACCCGAAGTAAGGCTCAGCCTTGTCCCAACTAAATGGGCCAAGCAAGGCAGCAATTTTCAAACTGGCCATTGACAAAATGGACAGAGGCGTATACTGGGAGTGAAAACTCCCGTTACGCAGCTGACGAAGTCTAAAATTAGACTCTGAGCACTGCTTTTCAGCATCGAGGAACTTTTCGAGTGCTTTCTCTACCCTATCAACCCCAAGATCAAAGTTTTGATACTTTGAAAGGAGCTCACAAGCTAGATAATCATCTCTAAAGCTACTCGCATCAGTGTACTCTGTCGCCAAGACAGATTCGCTGACAACAGAAAGCAGTTGACCTCTCTCGAGATCGTCCGCGATCCGTAAGCTGACACTACTACCGAGACCTTTAAGGATCCCAATAGCAATCGCAGTTGTCTTACTTGAAACGCGACGGTACATTCCAGATACTCTGGATCTGTAACTGTTACCCATAGAATACTCCTAGTGAGTAGGCGGTTTACGAACTGACTATTAAGCCCAGGTGGGATCAAGGTTTTGCACACCATTAGAAACTGGTGCGCTAGCCATGTAATCCTTTATCCGGACCCATAGATCGGTACGTTCCGCCGCAGTCGAGTTGGCGGGTACCCAGATGGAGACTTTAACTGTGCTTGTTCGAAGCACTTCTCCTTCGCAGGTACACGTAGTACTCGTCGTCGCGACAATCGGGAGGGTGAGGTCGAATTCCATTCGAACCACATCTCCCTTCGCCGGCGTAGTAAACTTCTCTTTTAGATACGCGAATGAATTCCCGTATCCGCCAGAGCGGTTTGCCCACGAGGTGACACCGTTAGTTGTTCCGTTAGGTGTATACACCACGGAATTTAACGTAACGTTTGCAGCCTGTGCCATTGGATAACTCCAATTATGGATTTTCTAACGAAAGGCTTGCACAAGTAATGACATTGCATTAGCAATATGCTTGCCGCTTAGTGGATTTTTGAAGTGGGGTACACCAATCCCCGGTGGCACCGTCAAGACGTATCTGTTCATCCGAAAACCTGAGTAAGGTTTAACGGTAGTGAAGTCCTTTGTAAAGGAATCTTCCCAGATAAGACTTGCTTTTGCTGTCGCTTTGGTGAACTCTGTTCGTGTACCGGACTTGTAAGCCCAGCCAAAATCGGCATCCCAAGAGGATAGCCAATTACCGATTGGAAGGAACCAATCGATCACGAAAGAGTACTTCAACCTTTCCCAGGCAAGTTCTGCAGGGTTGGTAATCCCTAAAGAACTAAGGGAAGCCAAAAGCGGGTTGTCCATACGATAGTAAAGAATGATACGTACCGAATGTTTATTATCGATAACGTATCGAAACTTCGAAGCAGAATCACCTATATCGTGAAAATAATTCTCGGTATAGTTAACGCTGCCTTCACAACGAGCGTAATAACGATCGTTGGACTTTTCGTCAAGTGCTTTACAAGCACCCAGGACATCCTGCATTAATGGATTCCACCCGTACTGTAGCTCGAGCCACTTCTCTGGCGTTTGTTTCCAGAGACGTGTCCCTTCCACGCTTGCCGCTTTTCGGAAGAGCTTTTCAGCTCCTCCGCGGAAGCGCTTCACCTGCTTTGCGATTGACTCGACGTTTGAAGTAAATAAACGTTCTGTCTCCTTTCGCTCGGCAAAGGCCACACTAAGATTTACATTTTGGTTCTTCAACTTCATGTAAGCCTTAGTAGCCGCAACATCTGACATCCAAGAAGGAGGTCCGCCGACGAGATAGTATGGATCGTAAGTGGTAGTTACATCACCACTACGATATCCATCTGCTAGCCCGTCATCGGAACAAATAACTCCGCTTGAATATCTAATGCCATGGGTTAGTAACGGCCCTTCGGACTTAAAATGAGTCCAATTGGTCGGCTGACGCCAACCTGACGCTGCCTTAGGAGAATTAGTACTAGCTGGCCGGCTTTCGGAGTAGGAGTAGTTCTGGGTAGGTGAAGTACTTAGCAAATGCCAAGTACCACAAAACCAGTCACGACGCCATACTTCGACATAACCGGGAACAGTATAATACACGTTCACCGCAGGAGTTGTCATTGGAAGCCTCTCAAGTCACAAGGAATTTAAGTGACAGAGCCCCTCTTTCG